TCCCAATATATAGGTGGTCAACCTGTTTATAAAGCATATGATGATAATGCTCCTCCTGCTATTATTGGCGGTCAAATTGTTAGCGGACATCCAGATCAATCTGTTTGTGGCAATGGTGCTCTTACTGGTGGAAGTAAAAAAATGAGACGCAAACATAACTCTAAGAAATCTAAGAAATCTAAGAAATCTAAGAAACCTATGAAATCTAAGAAATCTAAAAAATCTAAGAAATCTAAGAAATCTAAAAAATCTAAATCTCAACGTGGTGGTGATTTTTTAGCCATTGGTTCTAAACCTGCTGATTTTTCAACAGCATTTGATGGTCCCAAAGGTGTTTTTAATTATCCTGATGATATGATGACACGTGAATTTGGTGAAAAACAACCTAACTATAGTGTAAATGCAATTTAATTTTTTTAATTTACTATATTACTAGTAAATTAAACAATTTAACTTTTATATTTTTATTATTTTATATTTTTATTATTTTAAATTTTATATTTATAATATATATTATAATAATAATTATAGTATAATAAAAATGTTAGATTCTACTCTATGGGATTTTATTAAAACTTTAGGTTCCGGGATAGGTGGATTTGTAAAATGGTTTTATGTTGATTTTTTACCATTTGTAATTCTATATATTGGTCTGCCTATGTTTTTTTTAGGTATATTATTAGCATTTGCATTTGCTGGTGGAACACTATTATTTATGTTTATATTCTTTATATTTATGTATTATTTTATAAAAGGCACAATATTTAATTCTAATCCTTTTCCAAATAAAATAATTTAATAAAAATATAATAAATTAATAAAAATATAATAAATTAATAAAATTATAATAAATTAATAAAAATATAATAAATTAATAAAAATATAATAAATTAATAAAAATATAATAAAATTATAAATATATAAATAAATAAATAAATTAACTTAAAAAATGACAGAAATAAATCTTTTAAATAATGGTATAGATATGATAAAATTATTTTCTGATAAAGAAGGTTTTAAAGAACAAGGTAAAAACGTTAATGATAAAAATAAAAATAATACTATTAATAATTTTACAAGTATAGATAATAAGATAATGAATAATAAGATAATGAATAATAATAAATTAAATAATAAATTAAATAATGATAATGAAATACAAAATTTAACAAATCCTTCTATTCAATATGAAATGAATAGAATAGAATTAAATAATTATAGTGATATGTTATTGTAAAAATTGATTTACTTTTTCCTTTTCTTTTTATATTACAATATATTTAAAAATAATACCTTATTTTAATAAATAATAATAATACATTTAAAAATAATAAAATAGTATATCAAATAGTATATCAAATAGTATATCAAATAGTATATCAAATAGTATATCAAATAGTATATCAAATAGTATATCAAATAGTATATCAAATAGTATATAAAATAGTAATTTATTTTTATAAATTTAGTTTATAGTTAGAATGACTTCGTTTATTCCTAATGAAGAACAAAAAAAGTGTATTCTAGATATAACTAAATTTATTAAAGAGTATAAACCTTATAGTAAATTATTAATTAACGGTAGTGCTGGAACAGGTAAAACAACAATTATTATTTCAACACTTATCAATATTTTAATAGAACAAATAAGAAACTATATAAAAGAAATAGAGTTATGTGATGATATTAAAAGTATGTCTGAATTTTTTAAAAATATAAATGAGTTTATTATAACTGCTCCTACAAATAAAGCCAAAGATGTATTAGTTAATAAATACAATAATTATATTAAAGAATTAACAATATATAGTATTAAAGAAACAAAAATAATAAATGATACCCAAATGAATGATAGTAAATATAACAATGATGATACTATTAAAAAACAAAATGAAACATTATTTTCTAAAATTCTTATTATTTTCTCAAAAAAAATTACATTTTTAACAGTTTCTCAATTATTAAGTATTAGTCGTGTGATTAATGAAATGGGTGAAGAAGAATTTACAAAAGGAAATGAAAAAAAAATTGTGGACAAATATAATAAAGAACTTTATTCTAAAACATCTATTATTGTTGATGAATGTAGTATGATTGATACTCCAACAACTAAATTATTAAATATAATTAAATGTCCTATTATTTATATTGGGGATTTTTGTCAATTACCACCTGTAAATGAAACGATTTCACCTTCTTTTGAAATTAATAAATTAAGTGAAAGCAACCCGAAAATACATACTGTAATGATGTCATTAAAAATTGTAGAAAGATGTAAAAGTGATATTACACTTATTGCAAATAAATTAAGAGATAAGATTTATAATATAATTCCATCATTTAACTTATTATCTCATAATATTGATAATGTAGATAATGTTATTTTATATAATAAAAAATTTGGTAGCTGGGTTAGAACATACGTAAAAGATATAAAATCTAAACAAAAAGATTTAAAACTAATTCGTAAAACATTAAAATTAGATAAAACTAAAACAAATGATGATATTGAAAAAGATTTATTAATAGAAGAAAAAACTAAAGAAAAAGAAGATATTGACACAGAACAACAAAAAGAATTATTTGATACAATGGCTCTAGCATGGACTAATAAATGTTGTAATTTATTAAATACTAAAATTAGAACTCATTTATTTGAAGATGTAGAACATATTGAAAGTATATATATTATTAAAGGTGATAAATTATTAATTAAATCTCCCTATTATAAATATAATAACCATCTATTTTCAAGTAGCATTGTTTATGTAGCAAATTTAAAAGAAACTACTTATAAACCATTAAGTTTTAAAGAATGGTGTAATGTTATTGTTAATATAAATAATGAAAAAACAGATGAAAAAAAAACTGTTTTTAACATTGATATTGATAGTGTATTAGATGTTGATGTATTAAAATTAACGAGTGATAAAAAACAGTCTCAAAATGGAAAAAGTATTGATGATTATTTTAAAATTGCTGAGAAAACTGATAATGATAATGTCAATGATAATGATAATAAAACAGAAATAGAAAAAGAAAAAGATAGTAATAGCAAATATGATATTATTAAAGAAGCAAAAGATTTATTACTCTATCGTAATTTATTTTATCTACATCATAATTTAAATGAACGACTTACTACTAATAATTATGTATTTACTGACGAATTATCACTTAAGTATAATTTATTAATACCTAATTATAATATTTATAATCTTTCAAAAATTACTTCTAATTATGTTAAAACATCTATTTATATAAAATGGCATATGTTAATGTCTATAAAATTATTTGGAATACCAAATGATAAGATTGGGTGTAAAAAATGTTCTTTCTTTCTAACTAAATTTATGAGCCAAATGAATACTTCAATTTATATTAAAGATTTTATTGATGCTACTGATAAATTACAATTTGATATGGTTTTATGTGATTTAGTCTCTTTTTCTTCAACTGAAAAATCAATTTCTAAAAATATACCTATTTTAAATATGAATAATGAAGCAAATGTGGAAACTATAAAACAACTTCGAACTATTATTAAAAATAGTTATGAAGTTAAACTATTACTTTCTCGTAATGAAGAAAAACAATTGAATTCTATCAATAAATTATTAAATGAAGAAAATGAGCCTAATAGTGATATTAATGATACTACTTCAAGTTCAAAATATATTACATTAAGCCAACTTTTTGGACATTATATGAGCCACGTTATTACATCTTGTTATCCTGAAGTAGATTATGGTTATGCTCTTACAGTTCATAAGTCCCAAGGTAGCACGTATGATGATGTTTATATTGATTATGCTAATATTTTGTCTAATAGTCGTGATGCTGAGAAATTAAAATTATTATATACAGCAATTACACGTAGTTCTAATAAATTACATCTCTTTTATTAAGATTATAGTATTTTTATTAACATTATAGTATATTTTACTTATTAAATTATAAGTTTATTCTGGAGACTATTTATTTTTTATTTATTTTATAAAAATTATAAAGTATTTTATTAAAAAAATAGTAAAACAAAAAATTGAAATTTAAAATTATAATTAGATACATATATATTTAAAAACTATTTTGTAAAATCTATATTATTGAGTTAATAAAAGTAGTATTTAAATAATATTAGTAGTAAGAATGAGTGGTGATATTAATATGATGGGAACTTATAATTTATTTGACCATATGATTGTTGAACCTTTTAATCATATTGTCTCTTTTGGAAGTCATCTTCCTGAAGATATTGGTAATTATATTAATGAAATTAATCAAAGCACTGATGAAACTTTAACTAAAATTTTAAACTCTAATAATATTACTGAATTACAAGAAATTACTATGGATTTAAATATTACTTTTTATAATAATTTAATACAATTACAAATTAATACATATATTACATTGTTTTTAATAACATTATTAATTTATAGCGTAAACAAATTATTTAATTATTATTTACAATGTATTTATGAAAAAGACTTATATAATAAAAATAAACAATATAATAAGCAGATTAATAATATTTTTCATAATATTAATACAAGTTCTAATAAAATTACAGAAGGTATTTTCATAGATAGTTTAAAAGAAATTGAAATTAACAATAAATATATTATCGAAAAAATGAAATATAACACTACTAATAATTATTATATCTTATTGCGTATTAAAACCAAAAATCCAATTGATATTATTACAACAAAATATAATTTGCGTAATAACAAACACACAGAAGGTAATAAAATTAATTCACAAACAAATGATAATTATATGTTAATGAAATTTAATTATGATTATGAAAAATTTAAAAATTATGATATTAACATAAAAGATATTATTATTAATAATATTAATTTTCTAAATTATTTATCTAATGATGCCTATAAAAATAAAGATTTTGTTGTTTTAGCAATTAGTAATTCTCAAAAACATTTTAATTCATCTGAATTCTTTAATGGATTATTTAATATTAAATATGAAAATTTTAACATTAAAAATGTTATAGTAAATAATACAGGAATGTTTGGTTTTACATTATTACTTCCTACTAAAAAAGTATATGATATGTATATGGATGTATTTAATGATGTTATTTTTGAGTCAACTGCTTATAAAATTAATAGTGAAAATACCGAATATTGGTATACTAATGATTTGAAAGAAATTATGTAAATTATTATAAACTATTAGAAAAATATATAAACTATTAGAAAAAATTATTATAAAATTATTAAACACTTTATTTTATTTATTAAAATTATTTTTTATTTTTTATTTTATGATTTAATATAGTTTTATAAATTATAAAAATTGAATTTAAAATAGTATAAACATAATTTATTAAGTATTAT